ATTATTGACGATTACACTTTCAAGATAACAACAACAGGCGCAACTATTCACGACGATTATCGTTTTAGTATTCCTAACGGACTAGCTGTAGTTAATAGCCTTTCACAATATAACGGCATAGACGCTGTTGAAGAAGCCGTTCTACAAATATCTACAGACGTGTTTCAATCAAGACTTTCAGTTTCAGGAACTTCACAAGCTTTAGATTTTACCCCAGCCCCATATCGCATGGGTCGCACACTTCTCTACAAAGTTACAGGCTTAATCTCAAAATATATTGACACAAACAGTCAAGTCGGTTAATCGTGCCATTAAGTACTTTACGCGCAGACCTTAAAACAGCCATAACCTCAAACACAAACTACTCAGCCTACGATCATGTGCCAGAAATTATTATCCCGCCCGCAGCACTCATTTTAGCTAGTGACCCATACCTTGAACCAATGGTTATAGGAAATAGCAAAAACTATTACGTAAGACTAACATTAGAAGTAGTTAGTACAACGTATTCAAACCCAAGCGCGCTAACAAACTTGGAAAACGATATAGAAACTATTTTAGGACTTATTCCGTTAAACTTTATTGTTTTATCGGTAAGTAGCCCTAAAATTCGAAGCACTAATAACACAGACTTATTGTGTGCTGAAATACAACTACAAACAGCCTACACAGGCTAAGGAAGGCAACAATGGCAACAACTATTTTAAGTGGTCGTAGTTTAACTTTAACTATTGCCACAGTCGCATACAGCGAACAAATTTTAGATTCTGCTATCAATTTTGATACCGAGCGTTTAACTTTTGACACTCTTGCAGGAAAAGCGTTTAAGTACATAGATTCCAACGTTACTTTAGATTTAACTTTCCTAAACGACGCTGGTAAAACAAGTCCAGGAAGTTTATACAAAGCACTATGGGACGCAACAGAAAGCGCACCTGATACAACTCTTGCTTTTGTTTTAACTTTAAATACTGGACTAACTTTGACTGGCGCAGTACTGCCACAATACGCTGGCATATCTGCTTCAGGTTCAGACGCACAAACTTGTACAGTATCTCTACAAGTTGTAGGAATACCAGTAGAAGACCTAACAGCTTAACCAAAACCAAAGAACAGGGGCACACAAATGCTTAAATTAAAGATACGTTGGGAATTAGAAACAGGTGAAGTTTATGAAGAATGGACTAGACCTAATGAACTTGCCCAAGCAGAAAAAGAACTTTACAGTAATCGTTCAATCATTAAAATACTTAGTGAGGAAAGCAGTCCAAGTAATCAGCTTCTTTTATTCTTGGGTCACAAAATGCAACAACGTGTTACCAAAAAAATTGAAAACTTTGAAACATGGAAACCTAAAGTCACCGATATTGCAGCTGTTGATTTTGAGACAGCAAATTTTACCAAGCCCGAAGCGTCGGGCGGATAGCAGTCGAGTTGGCAATAGCCACAGGTATATCACCCGACTATTGGCTCAATGCAGATCCAGATATGTGGGCTACCGCTATCGACGTATTAAACGAGCGCGCTAATGGCTAAAGCAATAAGTCTTGTTCCAGTTGATAAAGAATATCGCGGTTTACTTCGTACGTTTAGTAAAATGAATGATATTGCTAAAAATGATATGAAACAAATTGCACAGGCTTTGGCTGAACGTGGTGGTAATTATGCTAAAGGTGCAGCTAGTCGAGCACCATATAATCCTAAACAAGCTATAGCAGTTGCTAATTCAATTAAAATATCTAAGTCAGATAAAGCACCTTCTTTTAGTATTGGCGGTAAAGGTAAAGTTGGGTCTAGTGCTTTTAGTGCTGGCTATGTGATAATGGGTAGTGAGTTTGGATCTAAACAGTTTAAGCAATTTCCTAAGCGTTCACCTTCCCAAGGTAGAGGTAATCGCGGGTGGTGGTTGTATCCTGCTATGTCTAGATTCCAACCGACTATTGCACAAGAATGGTTAAAAGGTTATGAACGTATTAGAGACGCTTGGAAAGGTTCAATTTAATGGCTGATATTAGGACACTTAAACTTGCGCTTCTTGCTGACACAAAAGATTTTATTGCAGGGCTAGATAAAGCCGATAAAGAAACCCGCTCTTTTACAAACAAACTTGACGACGCATTAAAAGTAGGTGCTGCTGCATTTTTAGCAGTTGGCGCAGCTGCCGCTACTATGGCAGTCAAAATAGGTGTAGACGCTGTTAAAGCAGCTATAGCAGACGAAAAAGCCCAAGTATCACTTGCACAAACTTTACGTAACACAACAAAAGCAACAGACCAACAAATTGCAGCGGTTGAAGATTACATTGACAAAACAGCTAGAGCCACAGGTGTTACAGACGACCAATTACGTCCAAGCCTTGACAGACTTATTAGATCGACAGGTGACGTCACTAAAGCACAAAAACTGCAAACACTTGCGCTTGATATTGCTGGCGGCACAGGAAAAGATTTAGCCACAATTACCGAAGGATTATCAAAACTTTATGACGGCAATTTTACTGCATTAAAACGTTTAGGTGTTCCTTTAGACGACACTATTGTAAAAAATAAAGATTTAGACGCTGCCTTAAAAGTATTGTCGGAAACGTTTGCAGGACAAGCTGACGCCGCCGCTAACACGTTTGCGGGTCGCATGGCACGTATAAGCGTGGCTGTTGATGAAACTAAGGAACAAATAGGTTTTGCTTTACTTCCAATACTTGAAAAGTTTGCAACAGTAATTACAGATACACTTCTTCCGGTCATTGAACAACTTGTTAATGGTTTAACAGGTGCAGGCACAGAGTCACTTAAAAGAGCGTTTTATGATGTTGGTACTGGCACAGTAACCTTTCAAACAGATTTAAATAGTGCTCAGGGTTCAGCATATTTGTTAGGTGAAGAACTTAGAAAAGTTGCCATAAAAGTTGGCGATTTTGTTGCACAACTAACAGGTGCAGCTAATGACAAAGGCTTACAAGGTTTCTTAGACAAAATACTTTCAATCATTGACGCTATAGAAGGTGCTATTAGTGCTTACAATCGTTTACCCGATATTGGTAAACTACTTGTGAACCCTGCACCACAATTATTAAGCCTAACCCCAGCTGTTAAACAAGCTACAGGAACAGTTGTAAATATTGTAAACAATGTTAAAGGTGCTATAGATCCGCAAGGCACAGCTAGGACAATAACTAAAGTGCTAACAACTGCAAACAAAACTTCTGGTCTTGGTCTTGGCATACGCTAACAATGACAATTTTTACACCTGTATTCAAAATAACAATAGCGGGAACTGAATACACTAACGACGTCTTAAACAACGCAACAATCACAGCGGGACGTAATGACCTATTTGAAGCAACACAACCTTCATACTGCAACCTTGAACTTATTAACTTGTCAGGTACAAGCCCAACAATTAACCTACTTGATGTTGTAAGTATTCAGGTTAAAGATACTTCTTTGGCTTGGGTTGATTTATTTACAGGTGAAGTCTCAAGTGTTCAAAACTCTTTAGCAGGTGCAGGCGCTAACGACCAGTACGCAAACACAGTACAAATACAAGCGCAAGGCAATTTGGCTTTACTTGTTAAACGTTACGCTGGCACAGTTGCTTACCCACAAGAATTTGACGGAGAACGTATTGAACGTATTTTGGAAGAAACCCTTTATGTGGCTTGGGAAGATTTAAGTAATACTGAGACTTGGAACGACATTGACGCAGGTGCTACTTGGGCTAATTATGGTGTGCAAGGCATAGATGTTATTGACATAGGACGCTACGAAGTACTACCTAGAGCGGTTGATATTACTCCTGCTTATGAGCTAACAGATACAACTTCTCAAACAGGTTTAGGTTATTTGTATGAAACAGGTAACGGCAATATCGGTTACGCGGACGCTGAAAGACGAAGTGAAAACTATGGCACAAACACAATTACAGTAGACGCAGACATACTTTCAAGTGAAGGACTTATTACAAGACTACAAACTACAGACATTATTAACTCAGTTGTAATCCAATACAATGACCCAGTAGCCGAAGAAGCCGCAGAAAACGACGAGTCTATAAACACTTATGGTCTACTGCAAAACGTCATATCTACTATTTTGGCTGAACAGACAGACGCCCAAGAACAAGCTGTAAGACTTGTTGAATTACGTGGCAATCCCAAAATTTCTTTAGAGTCTGTTTCTGTAAACCTTGCAAACTCTAATATTACGGACGCAGTTAGGGACAACCTTTTAGGTGTTTCTATGGACTCACTCATAGCCATAAGTAACCTGCCAACAGGCATTATTGACTCAGGAGTATTTGAAGGATTTTGTGAAGGCTGGATTTGGACACTTAGCAAAAACACTTTAGAT